TCACCGGGGACGTTAGGGTTAGGCTCCAGCCGGTAGTTTTGCAGGTTCATTTGCCCACCTTCAGGCTGTTCGCATTCGTACCCTTGAACGGCATCGTGAGGAACGCCAGCACACTGCTCACCGCAGCGGAGACACCCGCCGCTACCGCCTTGCTTCCGTAGAGTGCCAGCACTGCGCCCAGTTCAGAGATATCTTTGGCTTCAGCGGTGCGTACGCCATCGCCGAACACAGAACTAAAAGCGGCGATAAAGGCTACAAGCACAACCACTGCGAGTCTTTTAATGCTAATCGTATTCATCGTTCTAGGCTTCCTTCTATCTTGGCTACACGGCTTTCAAGTTTCCCTAGCCGTTCTTCTATACGTCTGACTTCACTACCCTGCGATATGAGGCTATCAAGTATGTTGACTAACGATGTTTCTATTTTTACAAGCCTAACGATTAGGGCTGTGTATCCTGCGGCAATGCTTGTAAGCGTAACTAATATCTGTATACCGGCTGAGAACCAGTCTGGATTAATCTGCATATTCACCTCTACTTCACCGCCGGGGGTGCAACCGGAGGCGTTTGATATGGACTTCCATCCATTTTAAGCGATGAATCTAACTGATTCCAAAGTGACTGCTTAGTGTCGAACCACCATTGTTGCCAGAGTTGTACTCGTGCGGCTAACGATGGGTCATCAATATTTTTCATGGCCAGTTTGAATGCTGCGTACACAGGTAATGCGTTACGAAGTATGTCGTCTGGAGCAAACACAGCATCAACAGACGTTGTAATTGTTGGAGGTAATCCAGCCCCATAAACGGTTATCGTAGACGAGGTAGCAACTGTTGGGAAGATACCAATTGTTTGCGACTGGCGTTTATACCAGTAGGTTGGTGAGGCAGTAGACGCACCATTTGGTAACGTAAACGTACCGGTAAATGTTTCAAAGTTTGGCTGCCATGCACGGAGTCTTGTATCCGATGTGTGTTGCAAGAATGAAGAGCCTACCGACACACTCATTGGGAACCAGATAGTTGTATTTGTTGTTAAGCCAGACAAGTCAACTACTGAACCCGTGTGTGCTGATTTAGTCCCGGACACAGGAATGTAGACGCATGACCTAGCCATCTCAGCCGCTGCTTCATTGATGTATTGGTCGATAGTGGTCTCGGTGGTAACAATCTCTGACCCACCCGTACTAGTAGGTAGTGAGCCAATTACGTTTGTAAGAACCGTGCCAATTTCATTCAGAAGTATAAGAGTGTCGTTACGCAGGTTTACTAGAGTTGCCATTACACTGCCCTTGTGTGATACATGGCCGCGTAGGCCTCCACGTCGCCCAACCTGCGCTGGTATTCCGCTGAATAGAGTTGTATGCCTGCTTGGTCTCGCATCTGCACAGAGCGAGTCATAAGAACTCCATAGACTAAACAGTCGTGTGCTACGTTAGGTAACGGGCACTCGTGGTCTTCTGCTGCTACGGATGTGTCTATAGTGCCAGATGAGTTGTACTGCCAGATATCGCCCGGTTGCATAAACCCTTCCAGCATGACTCCACTGGTGATTGCAGAATCGGGTGCAGGTTTAAATCGTATGCGGTTCATGCCATAAACGGCTACAACATCAGGAACTGATGCTGTTGTATTATTTCGCTGGCTATCAAAGATTCGTGCGGACCAGTTGACTTGTCTTACTCGGTTATAGTCACTGCCATCTAAGAAGTAAATGCCCCGTATCTTATAGATGTCCGGGGCACAGTACTCGTCTTGATTAGCAACAGTGTCTAAGTATCGTCTGCCAACCAGACAGTCGGTAGACCGTGCTATCTGGTTAGCCATTTCAATTAAGAGCAAGTCCAAGCCAAACGGGTCTTGGTCGGCCATCCCATTAAAGAGATTGCCGCCAAGGACACGAATACGTTGCTTGAGTTGCGCTCTTGTCATTACGATACCTGTGCGCTATCGCGGCCTACGGAAATGTCGCAGTTGTAGATAGCAATATAACCATCTTGAACAACAGAACCGTTCAACTGTTGAACTGCCATACGCAACCATGGACGCTGAGTCATTGACATTTGAACATTGACAAGTTTTGGTTTACTACCAACAAACAATGGGTTTGGAGCCGCACTAATTGCCGCTGCTGCACCATTAATTGTGGCCGACACTTGGAATGTAAGTGGCGTTGGAGTTGCAATAACGTAGTAACCAAGTCCGTTTGTCAAACCACCAGCAGCCGCTGCTGCACTAGGTACAACAAACTGACCAACTTCAAGTCCGTGTGGAACAGCCGTTGTAATAGTCGTACCAGTACCAGACGATGGGAAAACCGCAGGAAGTGCAGAGAAGTTGATTCTTCCAGCAAATGCACTTGTAACACTACCCGCAATAGCAACTGTTGACCCACCAGATGAGGTGGAAAGCGTTACCCCAAGGCTTGATACGCTAGTGACGTAGTACAACGTACCTACAGTTCCAAGTCCAGTAATAGAACCAACTGCTCCGAATACAATCACATCACCAACTTGCATTGGTTCAGCAAATAGAATACGGTCACTTGTGTCATCAAGACTGACAAACGTCAAGTTAGTTGCATTTCGTCCTACAAGTGTTGTTCCTGATGTAACAGCAGTTGTGGCTGTCTGAACAACAGTTGTTCCACCAAGAGCGGTAGTAAGACGGTACGTTGTTGCAGACAACTGCAACACCATATATGGCGTACGCGCTGCAAGTCCAGTACCAACACCACCACCAAGAGCGGTAAACATCAACAATGTTCCAGATGGTGGACAAGCACCTACTGGTGTAAATGTTGGAGTAGCAGATGCATCACTGCTTACGGTCTGTCCAGTTGCGGTTGATGGACAAGTGCCAATACCCGACACCTGCGACCATGCGTTGAGTGCTGTAGGAGCGGCTCCTGCACCAGTATCATTAGCACCTTGAACAATAAACTGACATACTTCTGGTCCAACAAAACCGATAGGGGCAACTGCCGCACGCAGATAGTATTCGCCCATAGATGTGCCATTTGGCAAAATTGGGTCGTTAGGAATAGCAGATGTAGCCGTACCGGTAACAAGGTTAGTGTTGTCGGCAATTTGGTTACGCCACTGCGTAAAGTTTAGTGCATCCGAGTAACCAACCGCCCACTGGTTTGCTGTTGAAACCAATGTTACTAGTCCACCCCTATAAGGGGTTGCTGTAATATCGCGGTCTACAGCGGCTACGTTGGTTGTTGCACTTACGTCGGAGAATGTCCAACGCAGTTCATTATCTCTAGCCATAAAAATCTCCTTGGGGAGAGTAGTTTCCTACCCTCCCCGGTGTTCTTAGAACGTAGCCGATGAATCGCGACCTGCGGTCATAAACACGTTATCAATCCATACACCAGCATATTGTGCTACCGTGGTACCACTGTTAGGTGTTGCACGGAATACAACACGAACCCAAGGTTTTGTATTCTGGTTGATTGGGATACTGATAATACGTGGACCACCTGCAAAACCAGCAATTCCAGACCTATCAAATGTCTGTGCTGATGCTGCCGTAGATAACGCAGTATTTGTAACTCCACTACCCGGTGTTTTGGTAAGCCCGAAGGTTGTTGCGGTAAGTGGAATCACAAACAACGGTTCACCAACTGCAAATCCAGTACCGGCGACACGAGCCACAAGAACTGTTCCTGCGGTTAAACCATGTGCAGATGCTGTTGTTGCAACACCAGCGACTACACCAGCCGCAGTTGAAACTACTGTTGCATAACTAGCAATAGGATTAACTGGGACTGATGCACCAATGTTTGTCCAGTCAGTACCGGCTGTACCAGTACCACTATCCGATGCTGCTTCAACTTCAATTTCAAATGTTACGCCACTTGTGTTCAATGGACCGATTGGCGCATAGGTACACCTAATCCATCGTTCTGTTGCTGAAGTGCCACCAATGATTGCTGGGTCATTGAGGATTGCACTCGTTTCACCAGAAACTAAGAGGCTTTGGTCAGCATTGGTGTCGCGGAAACCAGCACGGTTAAGTGCATTGGTTGCACCACGATACCAAAGGCTTGCAGTAGCGGCTGTAGCCGATGTGTGAATTACAGCACCCGACGTAGCAGTTGAACTGTTACCATAGTTGACAACAGAAAACTGGTTAGCGGCGGCAAATGCTGTCTGCGCAAATCGCAGTGTAAGTTTATTATCTCTAGCCATAGTTGCTCTCCTTTCTTATTATGCGGAGACGCGAACCTTCATGCGGCCGATTGCTCGTGTGTGTGGGACCCAAAGGCCTACACCCCAGTCGAATACGACATTGTGCATGATGCCATTTTCCTTGGAAAGACCAAGATACTGTGGCTTAAATGGTCCGCTCTGCCAACCCTGTACATAACCCGTGCCGTAACGAACAGCATAGATGTGTGAACACTTGCCAGCGTCACCAGCAACACCGTTGCTAAGAGTGTCAGGAATGATGTGGGTTACGCCATCAGACTTACGTCCAACGGTACGCACAGTTGCATTCTTGTACTTCTCAACTGGACGCTGATAGTTGTCCTGTGTCATATCAAAACCAGCACCAATACCCATGACGCGGATATTAAGTTCGATACGACGCTTAGTTGCTTCGTTCATGTACAAGACGACACCGTCGCCGTCTGGCGCGTTCATGTTGTCAAGTAGTTCTTGCATCTTGAAGATGAAGTTGTTACCAGTCGTAGAAGTGTTGGTGTACAGGTCAGCAGAACCACCGGTCAGAGCAAGGTCCATTTCTGCCGGAATGTCGTAATCTGCAACGTTGTTCATACGGTAAGCAAGACCCGGAAAACAGTCAGCGGAGTTTCCCACTGCTGGTGACGACGGGTCATTGTTTACGAACTTATCATTGAAGTCATACGCAAAACCTTCGAGGAAAATTTGCACCTGTGCTTCGATTGGGTCGATGATATTCGTAGGCTGGTCAAGCAGAATGTGGTCAACCAGAATCTTGTTACGAATAAGATACAACGACTCTTCGTAGGACTTTGGCTTTCCTTTGACTGCTACAGGCTCAGAGTTTACACCTGACCAGTTAGGAGCAGGAATGTTCTGGTTGAGGTAGCGCATACCAACCTGTTTGAGCGACGGGCTGGTAAAAAGTGGGATGTCCTTAAGGGCATTCCAAGTTTGATGAAGAGATTTTGTAATCTCTTTGACGAGCGGGTCATTGCTTAGAGCGGCGTGGTCCGCCAGTGTAAGCGCACCATTGAAATCAATTGCCATTGTTTTTCACCTTAGATATTGTTACGACTACGAGTAATCCCAAGCAGTTGGCTTAGGGCAGAACGACCACCGTTTCCAGTAGCCCGATTGTTTGTTGGAGCCGTTGGTTGATTAACTGTTTGTGCGGTTCCACTTGGTGTAGGAGCAGTACGACCAGATTGAAGCCTAGCAAGAAGTTCAGGAGCCAACGATTTTGTGAGTTGCTCAACTTGCGTATGAACAAGAGAAGCGGCTTCCTGTGCATCCATGCCTCGCTGAATGAGTTGGTCTACAAAGGCTTCGTTCTTACGCGCCAGCGGATACTGGGTAAAAGCATTTTGCTTCTGTTGACCTACCATGTACTGAGACACTTGTTGCATTGCTTGCTGGTATCGGAATCTTTCCAACTCCGCTTGCAACTGCAACTGACTGGTCGTAGGGTCAATCAGGTCATTTGCTTCAAGGTCTCGATAACGACTTACAATCGCATCTTCTTGAGACTGCACTTCTCGCTGCCGCATCGCTGCTTGGAGGTCTTGTGCTGAATTATAACCATTTGATTCAAACTCGGAGATTACATCGTTCCAACGATTTAACCTACTGCTTGCATCATTTGCTTTTTGATTGACTTCTTTGAACCTGTCATAAGGTACAGGGCCGGGTTCACCTTGGTCGGTGACGGAAGTTTTTTCAACTCCCAATAAGTCATATACGTCATACGACTCGGAGACGGGACTTTGATTTACGTCTTGTCCACCTGCTCCGGGTTCGACGACATCCCGGACCATGTCCATAATTGCACTGGAAGTGCCCGCTGTGTCCAAAGCACCGTTCGGCGAGGCCGGTGTTTGTATCGCCATCTCTTCTGACATTTTGATTATTGCTCCCTACTATCTTGTTTTGCCACTATTTGGCTGGTCTGATGGCAAAATATTCTGTCGAAGGGTTTCTTCAGACAGTTTCACCATAGACTTGGATGCGTCGTTCTCTTGGAGGAGGCGACTGCGTTCTCGCATCTTGACGATATCGGCTTCCATCTTTGCTCCCTGTTGGGCCTTTATCTTCTCGATGTCAAGTTGTGACTTCATCTGTTCGGCTTCTGGGTCGAACGTCGATACCGGTGGTTGGTTTTGTGCCTGCTGTTGCTCCATAGCAAACTGCTGCATCTCTTGGACCTTTTGATTCTGTGAAGCAAGATGTTCCATAATCAACGAGGTCTCTGGTAGTTTCAGCATCCTTACAACAAGCATATTGGTCTCTGGGTCTGCTGGGTCACCAAACAATCCCATCTGCCTAAACGCCATAAGTTTCTGCAACTTCTGGTCTGGTGAATCTTCTTGCGCAGAACCCGGAACATACTCAATACGATACTGACCGCCTTGACGGATATGGTCAAACGTAATCAATCCGGTCCGCAACTCATCAGCAGGCGACTGCTTCTCTTCCATCTGACCAATAAACGGAGCAACGCCAAACTGCGCCACCAACGCAACTTCCCACTCTTTGATATGAGCATTGCTGATTTCCATGTCGGCTCGAATAAAAGAGTGCTGGGTGTTATCTGCGCGTTGCAGCAAACGTACTGACTCGGCAGGCGTTCCTGCTTGAGCCATACCTTGAGACACGTCATGCAATCCAGCAATGTCCATCATGTCTTTTTCAAGCATCTGTAGCATCGGGAATAGGTCCTGACCAATGCCCGGTGCCCTTTGAATGATTGGCGGTTGCGTTGCTTGGTTGTAGTAAATCTTTCGATATATGCGGTCGGCTTCATCAACCGAATCACTCATATTGTTGAATGCATCGGCTCCGATGCCACTCAACTTTTGAATCATTACATAGTCTTTTTGACCTTCAAACTGCTCTACCATTCGACTGTAGATGCGGTTATAAGTCAACTGCAATGGGCACAGGTCGAATCCGAGTGAGTATCCATACGTGGTTCCCGACCTTGGTTGCCAACGGATAGGAATAAATGGGAATGTATCCTTCTTTTCGTATGGCCAATCACCGGCGTACAACAATGCAGAGTTAGTACTGACTATGTATCTGCCTTCTGGATATTGGGCATTTGGTTTTTCCCAGTATTCATACAGAACCGCTGCGTGTTTACGGCTCTCGGCTTGACCAAGTCTTGCGCTACTGGCTGGCACCCAGCCGTTGCCACTTCCATTGCCACCTTCAAGGTATGCATCTACATACGATGAATTCTGTCCTGACAAAGCATCCGCTGTAACCTTGCGCCCGGCTTCACCATAGTTATCTACAAACCACGACATAGGCCGCACACTTGCGTGAATCATGTACCGGATATCTTCATCACGTTTAGCCGTAGGGTCAATGTAGATATCAAAAGCAGGCAAGATTTCCTCACGGACATCGCCAACTTCCATCTGTTCATAACCAGCAATCTCACCCGTCATAGGGTCAAAGTACGGAACGGTCTGAATACCTTTAGCATCCCAATAGACTTTTAGATAAGACGTGCCACAGACACAAGCCCAACGCACACGCTCTTTCAACTGTGTCTCACGTTTAAACTTTCGATTAAAGTGATTACAGATGATGTTTGCCTCGTCAGATGCAAACCGGTCTGTTTCTGTATCTGACAATGGTATTGCGTACGCATCGGGAGAAACCTGCGTTAGTTTGCCAACAACTCCATCAATGAGCGGACGCATCTTTTGCACTGTGACATATCGATTTGGCTCATCAGTATTTTGCAGTTGAATTAGGTTACGCGTTTGAGATGCAATACGAATCCACTGGCGACCTTCAAAAAACGACGTAGCCAAGGCCCACTCGAGTTCCATCTCTTGTCTTGCTGCGTATGCGCTTTGAAACGCATCACGCACAAACATATAAATACGTTTCTTTTCACCTTCATCAAGGTTAGGTTCTTTGTCCCAATCTTGACGACCATGGTCCAACGTAAGGTCTTCTGGGTTCCGTAGTCGGTAATCACCGTCTTTGAAACTGCCCGGTGTACCAGAATTGTTTGGTTTCTTCAGAGCCGTCATTCGTGCTTCTGGCTGCATCTTGCGGGCCAGTTCGCCGAGGATATCGCCAATCGCCATTAGATGTATTCCTGTTTCGACTTAGTTGGTTTTTTAGGACCAGTTAACCTACGTAATTCTGTCCAGACACAATAAACCGAATATATCCCCATGGAAGAAAACGCGATGTATATCACTAATGCCCAGACAAATAATTTTATATCCATTCGCGCTTCCTATCTTCATTTAGCCACGACGGCCGCTTTGCCCGATTTGCATCGATTTCAGGACAAGCCACGGGATATTCACGCCACATCATTCCGTATCGAAATGAGTCTATAGCGTGGTCATGTTTTGTGCCGTGGTCAATTTCTTCCGGGTCTTTTGGGTCAGCCATTGTCCTGCTTAATTCTTTGATGAGGTTTGGGCAGTTACGCGTTATGCGTAGTTTTGGGACAGGTTTTCCATCGTGCATATAGGTTGCGCACAAGTGTTCTTTGATGCGTCGCCATCCAGCCTTACGGTCTTTCACCGCACGTACAGCAGGCAACCCACGCTCCCACCACACCTCAACAGGGTATTCACCAATTCGCTGCGCATAATTTTCGGGCGGGAATGTGTTGGCGTAGTCAAAGGCAATTGCCTCTAATCTGGTTTGCCATTTACCTAGTCGGTTTGTTTTGCTCGTCGGTTCTGCCATGCCACGAGATTGTAAAAGGTCCAGTACCAGTTGGACCTGTGAACTTGACACATGACCTTTTTCGTAAATCTCTGCCAGAGCATAGATATTCTCCTTGTCATCCGAGGCATACAGAATGAAAGCACAAGGCGCACCAATACCAAAGTCATGGCTTGCCCAGACACGCCACCACGGTTGCACATGGACAGCATCTACGACGTGCCATGGTTCTCCATCTGGACCCCACTCTTTGAAGTCAGGGAAGAACAATCCACCGACACCAACTTCGTGTTGGCACTCTCGCAGAAATGAGATAAGTCCGTAGTCGTCTATCTCGCGTTGGCAGATTGTCATTGACTTGTGGCTCCATGTTGGAGTGCCACCTGTAATCTTGTAGCCAATGCGTCCGTCTTCTTTTTCCTCTGTTGTATATGTGAGGTTCTCAACCGCAGGCACGATAGGTGATTGCACACGGTGCTGAAGCATATCTACTTCACCACTCAACACCTTAGACATAACAGAGTTGGCGTGGATACGGTTCTGGACAAATACAATCGCACAATCAGTAGACTTTGCTGGAAGGATAGTTTGCGTGATTGTCGCAATTTTTTTGTCAACGCGTGTGACACTGTCATCTAACTCATCGATGTCGTCAAAGATGATGAAGTCAGGACGAAGGTAATCAAGTTTTACACCGCGTGCGCCAGTATCAAGCCCGAAGGCTAAGACGTTAAACCCATTGGACGTTCTCAGTTTGCTTGCGTTCCAACCCTTACTGAATCCATATTTATTGACAGCACGTTCAATCCCGCATCGTTCCATTGTTGACGCGATGTCTTGTACGTGACGGTTGGCAGCATCTTGAGTAGCACAGACGTAGAGGAGAAAACGTCTTGACGCTTTAACCGCGATGCGACTAGCAATGAGTTCCATTGTTGTGGACTTGCCGCCACCTCGAAACCAGCACTCAATCAGTGCAGGCGGAGGATTACCTTCAACAATTCCTTCTGCCCATTCCCATGCTCGTTTATGATGTTCAGCCAGAGGAGATGATGTAGCATTCGACACATAAGCGCGTAACCACGACTCATATTGAAGTTCACTCCCATCGATAGGGAAAGCACCGGAACTACTAAAGTCACCACTCTCAATGTGTTCACCAAGTTGCTGGTCCAACATCTCAAGCAGTGCAATGTCCAACCCTTTGTCAGGGCGGACAAACTTTTTCATGTTACGTGGCGTTTTGGTATTCAGTTGAACTTTCTTCATCGACTACCTCCACATCTATAATGTCTTCCACGTTACGGTATACGCGCAGAATGCGTTGTACCCCGGTTCGGATTGCGTGCAGTGAGTTCACATCCTGAACAGAATCAACAACCACTTTCAGTACTTGCTGTATCAGAGCGTACGCTTGGTCTACTTCTAGCGTGTACGCCTTGACCTGTGTCATGCGTTGTTCAGCCTCGATGATATCAACGCGCTTTTCAATAAGGTGCAGAACTTCATCTGTTGCTTTTGCATCCGAGATGCCTTGCCTGATGATTCCACCTAACTGTTCAAACGCTTTGTCAAAGTCTTGTGTCTTGCCATCTTCTAACGCACTGGCGCATTCGCGGTATAGGCTACGCAGTTGGTTGAGCGTTTCAACACTTAGCCCTTCTTCTGCGGCTTCAGCACGCCTATCAATAAGAGCCGTAATGTATGCAGCGTCATCCTTCAAGGAGAACAATTGTGGGTCATCACGTAACTCATCCAGACGATTCAACAACTGCTTGCCAATACCAGCAAACCGTTTGCGGTTTACTGATTCAAGCCCGGTTGTGAATGAATGATTGTCTGGACCCAATGGTGTTCGACCTCCATGACGCGCACAAAAATTACGACCTTTTAATGCAAACCGACCACAGTCTTTACCGTTTAAATTGGCATGGCATAGCCTAGCGAGGCCGCCCGTTTGTGTCAAACCAAATCGTTCTTCAGATTCTTCCATATGCTATTATGTGGCGATGAATAATCAACTATACAACCATTACCGTGCAACAGTACACGATGCGTTGTGGGTAGCACAACATTGGGATGTATCGCTGGCTATTGGATTTGCTTTAAAGTACCTACAACGTGCTGGTAAAAAAACAACCGAGTCGTATGTCAAAGACCTTAGCAAGGCTACTTGGTATCTGACATACGAATCGGGTCGGCATACGTTGCCCCATTCTGAAGCCCGGGAATTGGCTGATGATGTTACTACTCTGATTCAGAAACGTCTTTCAGATTACTCTGGTCCCAACGGCTCTGCATCAATGCAGGATTCATTAGATTCCCAACTCGATATGAGGACTGCATTTGACGTAACGCATTGTTCGCCTGAAGAATACGACCAAACTGCCTAAACGGCACAGCCCGTTGTTCTCCTTGAGGAGTACTCTGCGTTGGTTCTTTTGGCATTACTTCTTCTTCATGAACGGAGGCAACTTCTTGCCCTTGCCCTTTGCCTTCATTTGCATTTCAGGCCCAGACATTTTCTTCTCTACGCCCATCATCTCGGACATAGACATCTTCTTCCCTTTTTGCATAGCCATATCCCCTTTCGGGTAAGGCATTCCCATTGGCATAATTACTTTCCTTTCTTTCCAACACCCATCAGTTTGGACATCGTCGATTGTCCGGAATAGGCAGGCTTACTCGAACTAGCGTAAGGGTTAGTCGAGAAAGACGGGCCTCCAAAGTTACCACTGTACTTTGTACGCTTGTAATTAGTAGCCTTGTCGGCTTCAGCAAGCGCACTAACGGCAGCCATAACTGGGCCAGCCGCTTCTATTGCAGCGATTGTTCCGGCACCTTTAGCAGCCATACTTGCGTTTGGCTTCAATGCACCGGACTTCATAGCCGCAGCCCTACCTTTTGCTGCAATGTCACTACGACTACCCGTAGTCATATTTTGCATTGTTTTTGCTGGTGTCGGCTCAGATTTTTTATATGCAAAATCTCCACCGCCAGAACGGGATGTTCGTTGACCAGTTGTAAACGTAGAAGTAGACTTAGTTGGTTCTACAGGCCTTGGAGCATTCTGTAACAGCCCAGACCCCATGCGTCTCGTCGAACGACTTGGCATTTTCTGTTTTGCTTCTTCGGCAAGAAGTTCTTCCAAGTCAATTGAATTGCCTGCTCGTGCTTTTTCAACACCAGCCTTCATTGCTGCTGCTCGTCCACTACGCCGTTCTGCGCTTTTAATTCGTCTAACTTGGTCACGCATTTCCGAACCAAGCATATTTTCATCCATAGCCATTACTTCTTTTTCCTTTTACTTGATGCCCATGAGTTTACTTAGCACGACGATAGTCCCTAGTGGCGGCGCGGCGATTACGAGACGTACCTTCTATGACGAGGTCACCCATGCTTTCGTCGTCGCTCTCGTATTCGTTTTTATCATCCTCAGCGTGTTCTTTAGCCTCAGCCTTTTTGACCTGCGTTAGACTTGGTTTGTTTTTAAGATTATGCTCTACCATTTCCATTCGTAGGAGTTGCCCTACAGACGGAGTGCGCGTGAGGTTGTGTTCTTTTTTTTCAATAGCAAATAAGTCGCGATTTGAAAGCGCGTTTATATGCTTGTTGTTATGGCCCATCATTAGTTGCAGTTCCATGCACGCAGCGATTTATTGATGCGGCTGTTAGGGTCGTTGGCTGTTTTGGCCGAGGTTAGTTTAGACTTCATCCCAGACATCCGGGCACAAAACGACGCACGCCTGCCAGCATCCGCTTTTGTTTTCGGATTAGGGGCAGGCGGCTTTAGGTTGTTACCTTCAGTACGTTTGAAGTGCGCTCTTCCAGCAGCATTCAAACCACCTTTAGGGTTCTGGTATTTTTTGATTACGCCCACGCCAGTAGTATGACCGGCCATATCACGAGTCGCAATAAAAAACCCTCCTTTCGGAGGGCTTTCTTTATGCAAACGGGTCGTCGATTTCACCCCACTTAGTAGGGTCCTGTGATGTTTTAACAGGACGTTCTTCACCGTTACGGTCACCGGGTTTATCAAGGCCGTTAATCTGGTCGGCTACTAGGTCCCAGACAGTGCGCTTTACACCATCCTTCTCATAGTCCCGAGACTCCATCCGGCCTGAGATAGATACGCGTTGACCTTTTTCAAGGTACTTGGATGCGTACTCTGCCTGCTTGCCCCACGCCTTCACGTTGAAGAAGTCGGCTCCATCATCCTTACGCATCTTGTTGACAGCGCAGCCAAACTCAGAAACCTGCGCTCCTGCACTGCCAACCGTTTTTGCTTCCGGTGTTTTCGTAATCCGGCCAACGATGCAGATGCGATTCATTAACGAATCTTCTGCAACAGTTGATTGAGTACGTGCTGCCCAAACTCAACAATGAAGCGTGATGGCACCCGAAGATTTGCATCGTTGAAACATTCTGCAAGTGCTTCGTATGCATCTGTTGATGTCAGGTTCTTCTGGTCTTCACGGCCTTCAATTTTCACGTTGTAGACCTCGCCATTCTTTGTGGATACCAACTCCACTTCCACATCGCTTGATGTAGACTTTCGCAGTAACGTCATCTGATTCTCCTTATCAACCCACTATTCCTGAACTAGTGTTGGTCCATTGTATCATCATCTTCAAGTAAACTAAATGGAGTTAGTACAGGATTGCAATGTTTCCAATTAACTTCGTTAATAACTTCACCGTCAAGAGTATAGAACCTAACGCTATCTAACCTGCGATACACGAGTCCTTTATTGTGTGCAATGACTGCATATTCTTGGTCGCAGTAAACCGACTGACCTAACTTAGCCAATGCCTGCACACCAGTACGCTCATTGGTGATAACGCATAACCGGCCTGCTTCGTACCACTTACGGGATACCATCACCTTCGCGACTACCCATGTGACAAACACTGCTATTACAACGGAAATAACTGTTACCATTATTAGGCCTCCCATGGTATATTACCTGTAATATTAGCAGGGAGCCATACACTTAGTTAATCTGATTCTTATTCATAAATGATTCTTGTTAATAAGGGGTAGCAAATATGAGACCCTCCCTCCCTGTTAATTTTGAGACCCTCACCCTTACAGAAATGAGACCCTCCCATGAGAAATGAAGATAGGCCTATTGCCCTCAAAGCACTAGAATTTGCACGCGCTAACATTGGTGTGACTGAGGTCGGCGACAATGCTGGTGATGCTGTACGTGCTTATCAAGAATCGTGTATTCCCCCGCTACCGGTCGGTTCTCCATGGTGTGCAGCAGTAGTGCGGTTTCGGTTGAAACAAGCCGCTACGGCCCTTGGACAGGTCTATGACAAGACATTTCCACGCACCGGTTGGACACCAGACTATTCTCGCTGGGCTAAGGCTAATAATGCATGGGTCAGTGTTTCATCGGTACGTGTCTTAGATGCACGCGGAATTGACCGTGTTTTATTACCCGGTGATTTAGCATTGTTTTATTTCTCTGCGCTTGGCAGGATTGGACACATTGGAGTCATTGAAGAAGTTCATGACTGGGGTTTGATTACTATTGAAGGCAACACTAATCCTGAGCCAGAAATGTCGGCAGAAGTAGAACGGGATGGCGATGGATACTATCGAAAGATTCGTCAATGGGGTGAATTAGGCAAGTTTGGCGGAATCGTCCAGATAAATTTTTAGGAGGCCAGAATGGGTTGTGTTGTTGAAGTCGTAACCAAGTTACGCAGCGGTATTGAGGATAGAGAGATAGCCCGTAAAAAAATGGTGTTAGATGCTGATGAAGTAGCGATGCCAAAGTTGTGCCGGGAGTTGAAGTACAAGTTGAATATCTCCGGTGTTCATACACGGTTGAAGCATCCAACTGAAACAAACCCTTGGTTTGTCATAATTACAGCAAAGTCTGCACCTACATTTTTTGAATGGCGCATTTTGACCGGTGAAGAAGCCGATATTGTTACTAATGAATTCCACTCCAAAGAATGGCGTGGCATGAGAGGATATGCAAATGGCAAGACGTAAGGCTGTAGTAAGCCCTGTAGTAGAAGTAGTAGAGCAAGCACCGGTCGGTATGACGGCCGAACAGAAACTCCATAAGCAGTTGGTTCAGTGGAGAGCGACGGCCGATGCAACACAAGAAGTATTGCTCGAGCGTGACGGCGTACCAGTGCGCTTGCGTCATGAAAGCCCTATGACTGAGAACATTGTGGTTGGTGTCTTTGTCGAGCGTGTTGGCTGGCTCTGGGGCAAAACTCCAATCCTTCTTGGACTTGGTGATGGAGCGTGGCTCAAGCATCTCTTTGTTGAGATTGATACGCATATTGCGGCACGCACCAAATGACAGAGCCGTTTGTAAATCTCGTAGAGGCTATCCAGCATTTAGATGCTGGTAAGTCTCTCTATTCAGAGTGTGAGCAGTGTTGTGTTATGACGCAGCGTACACCTTCTGGCACGTTGCAGGTCTTGATTAGTGAGCGTGAGGATAAGTCTAAATCACCTTGGCGATTTGGACAGATGACTGAAGCAGAACTCATAACAATGATGACTCAACGTAGCGAAAACTGGAAGTTTAACCTGCGCAACAAACCAGCCTTTTTAGGGGAAGAAGCATGGTAAAGGGTCAACGTAAAGCATTGAAAGATATTGCCTCACCGTACTGCGTTGCAGTGGGTTGGGCTATCGTAAAGTGCCGCACAGACAAGAATATCAGTCAAGAGAGACTAGCCTATAAAAGCAACGTCAATCGCACTCACATGACCAACATTGAGCGCGGCCGTAGGTCGGTAGGCATCGACATCATGCGGCAGATTGTAGTTGTAGGACTAGAGATGGATATGGGCGCGTTTTATGCCGTAGCGGACGAAATATTCCATCGTCTAAAAGACACATTATTGAAAGATTGTGGTACGGTAGAAATGCACCAAGACTCCTCCTCTGTCCTATCTTAGTGCAAATCCCGACTGATTCTCCTGTCAGCCGAGCCCCTCTAGTACTGCATGGCTAGAGGGGTTTTTATTTATCTGTACCGTGCTGTTTTAGCCGCAATCTTCTTAGGCTGGGCCACAAACTGTTTACCAGCAGCGTTACCTGCCGCTTTAGCCTTGTTAGTAGCAGCCTTCTCACCGGTACTTAAACCACTCCAAGCCTTGTCAGGTAGGTAGCGTTTCTTGCCCTCGCTGGGTTTCCCATCGCTAGTGCGCCACTTCTGGTCGGACCACTTAGACAGGCTGTTATCAGCCTTCTTCGGGCCTTCATATCCACCGCCGGATGCCTTGTACTTCTGTGTCGCTAGTTGTGCCTTGCGAGCGGACCATTCACCGGGGTCTCCACCCTTGGTACTAGCCTTGACTGAGGCAACAATAGCCTTCCATTTAGTCGGGTTCTTCTTGACTGCTGTACTCATTCATAACCTCAATGAACAACGGTGTCTGCGGCCCTACATAGGCCCCTACGACGTTATATTCGACGTACTCAATAGCCTCTTCAATGGACATATTGTTGTCCTCGGCCACGATTTCCGCGCATCGGTCAATGTTGTAGATGGCAACCCCAGCAGAGGTACATCCAATGAAAGCATCGTCTAAACCATCAATTAACACAACCTCTTCGTACTCGCTATCAAGTATCCAGTTGGCTACGTCCTCGGCAGATTTACGACTTTTTAGTTCCATTTTTCTTTACCGACCCGTCACTATTACGCGCAAACGACCGATTAGTACTAGGCTTCACTACTCGCAAGTTACTAGCCGTGTTGGTCCCACCCTTACTCAAGGGTCTCTTGTGGTCTATGTCTTTGCCAGTACGTTCAACACCTTTGGCATCCATGGCCCTACGAGCCTTCTGGCGTTCCATACGCGCAGGATGTTCGCCTCGGGCGACCTGTTGCTCGTACTCCTTCTTATATGGTCTAGGTTTGGTTACATATGGCATTTGGATTACTTACCTTTTGAACTTTTCGACCTTCACGCCCATGAGTTTAGAAATGCGCGCTTGACCCGGATAACTAGGCGAACCGCCTAGTGCTGTCTTTCCGTAATCGCGCTGCTTCTTTTCATCAGCAAAACCCTTTAGCATTTTTTCAGCCGTTTGCTTCATCTCGGCTATTTTTGCTTTTTGATATGTCTGTTGCAGTGACTTTTGCTGGTCCAGCATAGGCTGCGCTACAGCGTTCTCAACAGCCTTGATGCCCTTAGAAGCAACCTTGCCTACAAAGGGAACCTGTTCTACAGCAGTGTAAACGCCCTTGGCTAACCTCTTTGGGACACCCTCAATGAAGTCAAACTGTTCGCGTGCATTATCCTGAATGGCTCTAAGTTTGGCCTTGGGTAAGCCTTTGTAGTCTTGTGGCATAGCAGCACCTCAGCCCTAGTATAACAAAACCCCCGCAGTGTGGCTGACTGCGAGGGTCCATTTGGTTAGTTGTTAGTAATATCGAACAGACAAATTATACATCAAAGTGTGTAAATATGGTCGAAGAGACTGTCGCGCATTTTGTCAAATGCTTTCTCAATAACCTCGTATGGATACTCATATGGATGCACATATCCAGCCGGTGCCAACAATCCGTAGTACATAAGAACGCACAAAGGGATATCTAACTTCTTGGAGATTGATGCCCAATACTGTTCGCCCGTACGGTCGTTGTGTTCGATATTGTTGAGGGTCTGAGGAGAGCAGAACGATGTCCTACTCCCCGTAATCATAGCAGCCACATCACGCTGGGAAATACCTAACTCTAACCGACGCTTACGGATGACATCCCCAAGCGTA